CAGGATTTAAGTAAGAGGACATTATGCGCCTACAAGAAGGTGAAAACGGGTGTTCCATGGGTGACCATATTCAGATCAATGTTCACTACCGTAGCAGAAGTGGAGGTAACAATATACGCTCCAGCTGGTTTGAATATGACATTAGAAAAGGACGAATTAACGGCAGGTCCAATCGCACCACCAACTGTGATAGAATCAACAGAAATAGTGTTGGTAGTTGTGGTATCATCGAGGAATCCGAGCGATAAAGCAACAGATCGATCGATCGTGAGAGCGAGTGGATTAGCACTATCAATGAAAGTTTGACCAGCCATGGTGGACACATCATTAAGGACTTCATCATCAGCAGCGACGACGGCAGCAGGTTCAATTTGGGCAATCTGGAATTCAACTTCCCAATCAATATACAATGAACCAGCGGTAAGATTTGAGCCGAGTGGTTCACCATTAAAATTGACAGGATCAGTGACTTGCACAATAAAACCGGTTCCCTGGCGATTAAAACGTTCATTCGATTTATCGTTACCAGTATAATACCATTGGTCATCAGCCCTGATAGCAAGCGGTATAACTTTGGAATGTATGAAATTCCATTGTTGAGAACCAGCTTGAGCAGTGGCTTGACGAACTAGAGCATCAGAATCGGTGATAATTGTTGGATCATCATTTGGATCGGTATCTATGTAACCGACCAATTGAGTGGCAAGTGTGTTAGGGATAGCTGGGACGTATCGCACATTAAATGACTTGAGTCGGTAACGTTCCCACAGTTGAGACAACTGTGTGATCCTTGTGCCGACGTAACCTGAAGGGGTGATAGGGAATGTAGCCAATATTCGATCAGCCGCTGTCGCAGGAGAGGCCTTAACAGTAAGAGTGGAGAGGAAATCCGAACCACGAAGGGTGGTAACCTTTTGGAGCAATGGTCGCACATTAGAAATAGCGGTGGCCAAACCCAATTGAGCATTGCGGGAGACGAGGGACGTGGTGAAAGGGTTTTGCTTTCTACCATTTCGGCGTCTGCGAGGTTGAGGGCGTCCATTAGAACGTCGATTCCCTCCATTATTATTGTTGTTTCCGTTAGGCATAACGATTAGATTTTACCTTTGGTGAGCTTTTCAATTTTAGACTGTTGATACAGCATGGATGGACTACTCAATGGCACCAGCGTCAGTTGGTGGCCCCTGAAAAACAAGGGTACGAGTGGCCGTAATATGTTGTTCGTTGATCGTCGACATGAGGATCAACATCTGAAATCAATGGAAATTGACTGGGTATATAACCCAGAACCAACCAATTGAGCAAGATATTTTCAATACTAACTTGCAAATCAATTGATATGGTTTCTTTAAGTGAAAGAGCAACACGTGCTTCACTATTGATAACAGGTATAACCAAATTCAAATTATCGTATGCAATCAACAACTGTGATTTAGCATAATTGGAAAAAGATTGAGTGCGGGCAAAAGCACGTCTATCTCGAAAATTTGGTTTTAACAGCATAATTATCACATAACACAAGATACCAACTATGGGTGTAGTTGAATCAGTGCTCCAATATGACAAAGCTTTCGCCAGAACAGCCCGCCGCCCAGGTAATTGGCAGCAGGTGATGTGGAATTTCGACAATGTTCGTCTGACCTGACACATTGACTGAAGAAAAGGAGAAGCAAAAAGTGTGCGTCCACAAAAGGATGATAGTTGCAGCATGATAGGTGTCTCCAGCTTAATCGGAAAACCCAAAATCCCGAAAAGCATCGTATTGGCAATGGCCTGTGGATATACATCGTGTGTGCAACCCATAATGCCATCGTCACCTTCATGCGTCGATCGCCAACTATCATATGGTAAATCACGAAAGACCAACCAAGTGTTAAATCGATTGATCAATCCGTTACCAAGAGAAGTATGTGCATCACCAGAACAACGTCCAGTAGCAGTATACTTCCACCCTAATAAAGTGAAGCCCACAGTGCTTTCACATTGCTTCAACGCAGCATGGAATTCAGGATGATCCTCTTTAGGAAAGCAAGTACGGAAGATTGTGCCTTCTACGTACTGCATGACTTCTGGAGAAATGTGAGCATCATACCTTGAGTAATCAGTCTCAATATATTTCCCAAAGTCATTAAGATAATCCATCCTTACGTCACGTTTCGTTATATCCAAACCTTTAACGAGATACTCACAATCTACAGCTGCATGTTCTATTGCAGAAATATAAGGGCCCAACGTAACTAAAAACTCATCTTTACGAGGAGAAATGTTTCTTGGGTCAGTAGCTTTGATTGTAGTTTCGTTCTTGATGAAACATGACACCTTTGCGTGACTACGGTCCAAACCTGTCGCTTGTACTCGAGCATGTGCTTGCAGGAGTAAAGACTGCCGGTTGAGGGGATACCGTTTTACCCACTGTTCCACTGGAAGTGGGGCCGTGACTTCGCTTAACCACCGATTTTCTCTTAATCTTAGGAAGCGTAGAGTGAGATCTCGGAGATTTTGGAACCGAGGTATCTTTGCGAGAAACTTCATCTTTTGAATTTCTGAACAGTCCTTTAGTAACTCCGGCCAAGGAGTTGTCCTTACTTCGTACACTTTGTGAGCTGCCGAGCCTTCCTTTGGACCAATTTGAAAAGGAAGACCGCATAATGGAGGAGGCAGAACCGCCATCTGACCTGGCAACGGTTTTGTCGTCAGTAGATGGTGGGGTCTCATTCGTTCTTGCACCACTCTTGTTTCTAGACTGGCGCGCTGGTTTTGAAGTGTATTTGCTGGGACGGCACTGCTGTTGATTATCATGGCCGGCAGAAGAACCCGAGCCCTTTGGATGAAAGGGCTGTGGATCGGGATCATTGCCATGTACTTTATGGCCCGGATCAGTCAAAACAACAGCATCTGTTGACTTGAACTCTATTTCATAATTGGGACACATACTTTCAGTCCACAAAAACGGAGTCCAAGATGAAGATTTATCTCGTCCTATCAAAGTGCGTAAAACATCTGCAGAAAACCTCGAAAGGAAAGCTGGTGTGCGTGAATAAAAGAAACACAGCATACGATATTTGCATCTTTGATAGAAATTCAGATTGACGACATTCTCAGGTAGAGTCATTAATGTATGACCTACAGTCAAGGCATAATTGTCGGCAAGCTGACTGACCAGAGGCAATGCATAAGGCAACATCTCCGGAGGTTGTTGATCACTAGTCATGCGGCCACGTAACAAACCAGTGGCGTTACCGGCATAAGTAGTATCCCTCTTTACAAAAGAGAGTGAAAAGACTGTGCGAATTATGGTGCTTGCACTTATCTTTCCGATCAACTTGGCACTCTTATCCACAAAACGAAAATAATCACCATCACGAAAGGCGATATTTCCATCAAATAGATAATGAGTCTTCTGTTCCACCCGTTCGGACATACAATGTGGGTCAAGTCTGTTAAACGAACCTTTACCAGGATAGGCCAATATGACAACAGAGTTGCCAAATGAACCAAGGCGTCTATACTGCATGGCTTGACGGTTCCCTAAAACAAATCCTTCTGCCATCCAATGATGATATGGATGACAATAACTGTCACCATCACGCGTAACCATGCTGATCAATTGAGGTGTGACTGTACCAGTAACTTCGCCATCAAACCAACTAAATGGTCCGCTCATAGACTGAAAATCATGAGTGATTATGATGGTAGGAGAAGTTATTGAGTCAGCCAAATCAGCTAATGGTATATGGAAATCAGAATAACTTAACAAAGTCATTTGGTTCCAATTTTTACATTGTTGAATGGTGTGGTGGCATACCTTATTACGTGTAAGCTGGTTCTGTTGGCGTTTCGAATGATCAACACTAGTAATGTCAGGAAAGCATATATGCAAATTCTTTCCATAACGAACATTACGGGTCAAAGATCCACCAACATCGCGTACTTCACGAGAATAGGAAAAGGAAAATTTGAGGGCCCAAGTTTCGAGTTGCCTGCGAACAAAAGCAGTGCAACGGTGACCGGTGGAGGTGGGATCAGGTAAATCCAATCCATGAATGAAGGTGTCAAACGAACTCTGTATTTCTCGGATAGAGAAAGGCAGTGTAGGTGATAGCATATGTATGTTGGTGTGCCTAGCAGCGATGTGCCTACCTATGCGTAATAAAGCGCCTAATAAAAGGAACAGAACCACACAACAAACAAAACTAACAAAGCCCACGTAGTATGGCGCATTTTCAAGAAAAGCAGCAATAATAGTAAGGTGGGATTTAACACTTGGATCATGAATACCCAGAAAATTAGCAAAGCGACAAATGACTTGCGATCTGGGACGGGAAAATACATAAACACCAATACCATAAGAACACTCCCGAATGGTATTGTATGCGTTGTAATTCGCGATTTCGATTGAACACAGGTCCAACTCAGTCCTAACATTATACCAATGTTGGAACCAATCAAGTTGGTACTTCTTCGACAAATAAATGCAAAAGAATGCTATGAACTTGAAAATGATGAACATCTCAAGCAATAGATCTGCGGGCAATAACCTAATATAGTTTTGAGCTGAC